ACATTGTTTTTATGTTCTATTAATTCGAATACGTCAATTAACTTACTAATACGAATTATTAAATTACGTGTTTTATGATACTGGAGGCGTGTTTCTTCTAATGACGCGTCGGTTGCAGCTTCGTCGACTAGTTCTGATAAAATTATACCAATTTCCTTATGTTCGCGCTCTATATCAAAACTGTTCATTAATTCTGCAGTTGTTTTTGTTTTTCTGCAAATTCTAGTAAAGTCTCGTATTCTTTTTCTACGACAGTTTTATAGTGCTCTGTAAGGTGTAATTTTCCATCATCATCAGCTTCTAATTCCATTAATCGCATATAGTCAACACAGTCGGTCCCGGTCAACATGGCTTCTTGTATGATTTGTACGATTCTTATTAAAACTGCATCATCTAATTTATACATTTGTTTACTCCGGATTGATATCAATTTCTGATATGATTTTATTATGTATAGCGTTCTTATCTTGGTTTGCAGCAATTAATTTTACGTTTTTTGTTTTGCTGCGCCAGTCTAGATATAATCTATTAACAGCTTTTTGTAATTTTTTGTCAGCTTCATACGTATCTAAATCATTTTTTGGAAACGGTTCGCCCATAAGTAATATGGTAATATCAGGTTCTTTAATACACTTAAGCATTGCTTTTACTACTTTAGGTTTAACACCTGTGGCAATACCATATGCCCACATTGAAGCTATGTACCGATCGAATAAAATATAATCATATTTCTTTTGTAACTTTTTTAACCAAAACAATTGAAGCGTTAATTTATTAAAAAATTGTAAAAACTGAAACACGTGGGGCCATCTTATGGCAGATCCAGTAGATAACATATGTCTTATAAGACCGTACGTACTTTTTGTACCCCAGAGACAACGATTATATAAAGGAAATTCAAAACGAATAACCTTTTTCCCACTACGGCTAAGGTGTAACGCTAGCTCTATTGATTGTGTTGCTTTACCAACTGAATCTCCACCTTCGAATGCAATTAACCTACACGCTGTTTGTTTGTTCGGCATAATCAAATAATATTATCTAAATGTGTAAATTTACATTTTTAAGAACACTTGCTCCAACCACATACTTTACACCTAATGCATCCCTCTTGATATATCAATCCTTCTGAATTACATTGTGTGCATATGCGTTCGGAAGCTTGAGCACCATCTGGGACGTAGTGTTTTAATACACGAGACATAACACGTGAAAATGAAAACATGTCACTATCTTTTTCATCTTTTAATAATTGTTCATGAACGTATTGTACCGGCGTTCCATGTCGCAAGGCTAACGATATTGTTCTGGTGAATGCACCATGGGTTGGGTTATCAAAAACATTAACAAGATCTTTAATTTTGAATTCACCATCATGTTCACCCACAACAAGATCATAAATTGATCGTCTAGTTTTTCTAGAATGTTTTAAAATTTTGCCATGCTTGTATTTTTTTGCCAATTCAATTGTTGATGATAATCCACCAAACATTTCATAGGGTTTATTGTTCATTAACCCAATTAATATAGTCCAATTTTCTCCTTTTACCGTTGCATGATGTATATTGCAATCTAGAGATTCTGGACGTTTTGGTGCATGATTATCAACTAATTTTCCATTGCGTATGCCGGTGTCGGCTTTGCTTATTAGTACTCCGCTCCTGCAACCTTCGCGATAAACCGTAAATCCTTTACAACCTAATTTCCAAGCACGCATATATGCTTGCGCAACTACATCTTTAGGCGTATTTTTGGGAAAATTGCATGTTTTACTTATGCTGTGGCATATCCATTTTTGGGCGGCCGCCTGTATGTCGACAGAGTTAATCCAGTCAATACTGTCTGTTGTTGACTGGTTGTATGGAGATTCTTCTATGGTTTTTTGGCCGCTTATGTTTTGCCATAGTTGATAGCCATGATGTTTAACCGTATATTCTTGCCATTTATCTCCTAGTTCATCTACAAAATCTACAGTAACATCAACATCATCAGGATTAATTTTACGCCGACGAGTATATTCTAACATATATGCCGGTTCTATTCCGCTAGTGGTTTGTGTTTGAGTACTTACCGAACCTGCCGGTGCAGTAGTTGTAAGTGCAATATTTCGCCTACCATAACGTTTCCAGTTTTCACGTAATTCATCATCTAAATTCATTATTTGATTAATAAATTCATGATCTTTTTCTTTTTCATATGAATATGCAGGAAATGCACCACGATCTTGTGCTAACTGTACGCTTGAACGATATGCATTTAATGCAAGGTTTTTATAAATCTTTTCAGTTATTTGAACTGATTTTTTATTGCCATATTGTACGCCCAAAGCTGCTAGGCAATCTCCTAGGCCTGTAATCCCAAGCCCTGTTCGCCGACCTCCTTGGGTAAACTTTTTAATATTCTGCCATAACTGCAATTCAATTGCTTTAACGTTTTTTGGTTCTGGATCATTTGAGATTTTTTTAATAATTTTGTTAATTGCTTCAAGTTCTAGATCAACAATGTTGTCCATTAATCGTTGAGCTTTTTGTACAATGATTTCATATTCTTTCCAATTAAATTTAGCTTTTGTCGTAAATGGTTTTTTAACAAATGAAAATACATTTAATAGCAAAAGTCTACATGAATCATATGAACTTAAACAAATTTCACCACAAGGATTCGTCGAAACACTTGTATATCCTTCTTCTGCATAAATGTCTGCAGGCGTTCTTTTTGTAACAGTATCCCAAAATAATACACCAGGTTCGCCAACGGCCCATGCCGAATCAATAATTTTATCCCATAAATCTTTTGCTTTTATAGTTTGAGTTACGGTTGGGTTATCAGAAGTTATAGGCCATTGCAGTTGAAAATTATCATCATTTTGTACGGCATGCATAAACTCATCCGTGAGTTTAACTGATACATTTGCACCGGTAACTTTTTTTAATTGACGTTTAATTGTAATAAACGTTTCAATATCAGGATGCCGCACATCACACGTTAACATTAATGCCCCTCGTCTACCACCCTGGGCAACTTCACGACATGTGTTACTAAACCGTTCCATAAACACGCCAATACCGTCCGTAGTACGAGCTGCATTGGCGGTGTTAATTCCTTTGGGACGAATAGCAGAAATATCAAATCCAACGCCTCCACGGCGTTTCATAAGCTGCGCTTGCTCTTGATCGGTTTTTAATATACCGGCATATGAATCATAAGGTGTAGGAATTACAAAGCAGTTTGATAATGATTGAACCTGATAGCGATTTCCTATAACCGCCATGGGACTACCTTGCGGGATTATTTTGCCAAACCCCTCCAGATAGCCGTAGATTTCATCTTCCGACATTGGATTGGAGTACTTGGATTCAATTCTTGCAAACTCTCTAGCCAACCTTCTGTGCATATCAGACGGGGTTTTTTCTAGAATGTTGCCATTGTTGTCTTTAAGCGCGTATTTTTTTAAAAATACAGTAGCCGCCAAGTCGTCGTTTGAAAAATAAGCTAATGATGCTTCGTATGCTTCATCGTAAGTATAGATTTCAGTATCCATGAAAAATTATGTACTATTTATTAGAATTTTAACTTGGCCATACATTAAAGTTAACAAGTAAAAATTAAGAATTTATAACTTTCTTCAAATCAACAACAGGATCATCTCTTAATTGGCGCCATTTGTTTTTCAACATTTTTTCCATATCGTTACCAGACTCTTCTTGTGCTGCGTCGATTGATGAATATTCACTCATTATTTCAAATTTTGATTTAGCAGTATCGATATTGACAGTCCAAACCATTCCGTCTCTACCTGCTCTGTTTTTGGCAACATATAGGCGCCCTGTATCGTTTGATTTGTCTGCTAGCTTTCTAGAGAGGGATAAAACACAATCTGCAACCATGGCTTTGCCATAAGCTTCACTGATATTTTTAAGTTCAATTACATCATGATTTGAACCTTCTCTGTTAATCTGACTAGCAGTCCAAATTGGTATTCCTATTTCAGTAGCCCAACTACGTAATTCTTCATAAATTAGTTTTAATTCATGTCGTAATGAATCGTATTTACGTGTTGAACGCATTATATCTGCATAATCAATCAAAATAATGTCTGGAATGAAATCTTTGGTTAATTGCAGTTTATCTAGATGCGCTTTAAGCGTATTAATTGTAGCATAACCTGCAGGATATTCTTTAATAAAAATCCGCCCTAGATTAGGAGTCATTTTTTGATATTTTTCTTGAATGTCTTTCTTTGAAAAAGGTACATCGGTTGATGACATATTACATAAATTCGAATCATATCGTATACCTGTTATAACTTCAGATAATTCAAACGTGTAATGCAAGACATTTTTTTTGTTTCGTAAACCATTAGCACCCAGCATGGTTAAAAAATGTGATTTACCAACCCCTGTAGGTGCGCATATAACACCAAGTTCTCCTTTTCCTAATCCACCGTTGAGAATATGTTTACTATCAAGTTTTGTCAAACCCGTGGCAACAGGACTGCGGGTTGTTGTTAAGAATCGTTTGTCAAGATCTTCAAATAGATCATGACCGACACTAAATGGTACCCCAACGGTAATAGCTTTTTTCATTCTATGAATGACATCATCATATTTATCGACAAGTACGAGATCGATCGCCTCTTCAAGTGCACCTTTAAACGCTTGTCGCCGACAAAAATCAAATGTTTTATCTTTTACAAAGCTCAAATCACTTACGTCAGGATTACTTTTTATTCTGTGTATATACGCTATGACCTGATCGCATAATGCAGTATTGTTATTAGATTTAAAATCATCACGAACAATTGTGATCAATAGTGGCAATGTTGGAAAATCTTTATATTTGTAGAAATATGCAAAATATTTTTCAGTTAAATATTTCAGATATTCAAGATCAAAATATTCAACGTCAATTATTTCTGACATATGTTGTGCCCATTTTTTATCAACAATTAATGCTTGGACAATTTTTTCTTGAAAAGTCTTACCAAATTGATTAAAAGATATTTGTTGTGTATTCATAATTTTAGTATGCATTGCATAAATGGGTCATAGATTCAATTAGCGATTCATGATTAATTGAAAAGCCACACGCAATTAATGAATGTATAAATTTTTCATAATTTAGCGTTGGTCTGTGTTCTTTAATTATATCATTCAATGTATTAATTTGTTCATCGGTTAATAATGTATTTTGTAGCTGTATAATTGACAAATTGGTTTCAATATTATTGAAATCATTTAATATTTTTAAATAAGCTTTATTTGTATCTTGTTTTTCTAAACACAAGTTGCGGATATCGTTTAAGCATAATTTTTTGTTTTTCATATCAGGAAAGAACTTTAAAATTCTTTTTTGTCCCAATCCTTTTATGCCTTTGATATTATCTGAAGGATCACCGTTTAATGCTTTATAAATAGCAAAATTTTCTGCAGCAATATTATATTTGTGCTTAACAATATGTGAATTTACATAAACCTTTGTTACTGGTGAATATATCGTTGTATTATCATCCAATAACTGATAAAAATCCTTATCAGTTGATACAATAATTTTTTTATGTTCTTTAAAATTATCGTTACAAAGACGTGCTATGACGTCATCACCTTCACATTTCGAAATAAAAACCTGACAAACAGGCGTATGATATAAGATCCTTACTAACTGCAACAACTGATTAGTTTTATTATTATGTGCCTCACCGTCATATTTTTTTCTATTTTGTTTATATTCGGTATAAATTGCCTGTCTAGTTGGTGAGCGTCCATGTTCCCAAATGACATACACATTTGAGGGCATCATGTTTTTTACATAACGATTTAAAGATATTAAAAAACCTGCTGTACCTCCATATTCTTGACCGTCTGTTGATGTACAATGAAATGCATGATACATTTGCATAAATACGTTTAACCCGTCAACAAGTACGACAGGCCGCACGTCGATGTGTGCTAGTGTCATTTCATGCCAGTAGAACCAAATCCTTGCTCGCCACGATTAGTTGTGGTAGCTTGTTCGGCGACAACAAAACGAACTTTATGAAAATTCTTGTTTGCAATTGTTGTATAACATACAAGCTGTGCTATCCTATCGCCTTCGT